ATAAATTTGACACCAAACAGGATTTTTACGTTCAAAAAGTTTAAGATAATAATCAGGAATTTTAAATTTTTGCCCATTAACAACACAAAAACCTTGCGTTATAATATCCTCGCAATACTGATTAAAAAAATCAGCTCCAATACCGGGCTTAAGAGAACAGCTGACAAACTCAGGCTTAATCCCGAGAAGGTCGTACATAGCAGCATTTTGACCAGTCTGCTTTTTGAGGCTATACTTAGCAACATATCGCGCACTCTCAAAAGTTACAGCTCCAACAGTATTAAAGCCATACGGCCAAAGTCTCTCAAGCAGAGGAGAACGAAAGAGGTTATAGCCACTAGTTAGCGCCGAGAGCTTGCGAACATCAGAAGGAAACCAACCGAAAACAAGTATATGATAATGAGGGCGCATATTAAGAGACCCGTACTCACCGCAAGCCAAAAAACGTATTTTGATACTTTTAACATAATCTAAATTCCTGCGCAATCTTTTCAAAAAAAGCTGCAGATGCTCCCGATGAAGGGAATTGTCATCTGGTAAATTATCATCATTGTAAGTGAGAGTAATAAAACAGTTACGGCGATACAGCTTAGCCTCATGAACGCAGCGGATAGCCCATTCGTTAGCTTTATCCAAGCGACAGCCAAGACACTGACCGCAAGGAATAGGAATAGCGTGAAAACCCGTTTTAAAGCGCCTCAGAGTCTCTGTATCGAATTTTTCTACTGCGCCCCATACTTTGTACTCTATTTTGCCATTTTCGTTAGGCAGAGCGTATGGAGACGCCAACAACGGATGTAGGCAAGTCATGTTATCACGTTCCTTTACATTCTAATGCCGCCACGCATATTGCGGGCTTTGAGATTTGCTGGACGCGGAATAGAATGATTGCGAAAATTACGCTTACTCTTTCCACGGCTGATAGGTCGACGTTTCATTTTTTTAACCTCCTATAAGCAAGGCCGAGAGTTAAAATATTAATGAGTTTTTCCCAAAAATCTGGAGTATGGTTTTTCTTCCGTACTTGCAACGGAGCGAAAGGAATCTTCAGTTTTTACCTCTCTTTTTTGCATATTGACAAGGTCGTCTTGCATAGCAAGGCTGATAGAGCGCAAGCTATCCGAGCCTGATTTGTCATAAGTCCCAGTCCGAAACATAGAAATAAAATCGACTACCTCTTGGATAAAAGGGATAACAGTAGAGACGAGGAAAGTAAGAATAGCAGTAGTTTTGTTAGACATAAAATCAACTCCTTATTAATTACCAAAAATACTATTGACCAAACGCGAGCCATAACGGCCAAGAGTAGAAAATAAACCGCCATCATCAGCGTTACCATAAGTACCATAATCCTTATTTCTATAACCTTTGTACTCATAATCTCTATCAGCCAAAAGACCTAATTTACCGTTATAATCAGCGGCAGAATTGGAAGCATTGCCTTGGGCAGTGTAGCTAAAAGCCTGAGCAGGCATTACAACATCACGCATAAACTGATTATTAGCAATCTGCGAATCAATATAAGCGCCTTGCTTTTTAGAATTCTCAAGATTTTGCCGGTAAATATCGAGCTGATAATTATAACTATCGTTAAAAAGACGATTAGCCAAATGAGTACTTAATGTGTCCTCATCAAGCTTTTTAGCAGATGAAGCATTAAGAGCAATTTGACTATCCATCTGCTTTATTTGGCCAAAGGACAATTTATCAGCTACATCAGCGTGCTTTTGCTGCGCTTTAGCAGAATTAGAAGCCGCATCAGCTCCAGCTCCTGCAGCTAAATCGCCGCCAATAGAATTATAAGACGCGCCGAGGGCGGAAGCACCATTAACAGTGCCGGCAATACCTTGCGTAGCTGCAAGAATAGGATTAAGGCCAGCTTTTTGCATATCCTGCATCGCCCATTGATAACGATGCTGATAATCATAACGATTAGTAGCAATCTGACTATCCATCGCATGACGAGATGCGGAATTAGAGAGTGAGCCGCCAATGAGACCGCCAACGGCAGAACCAAGCCAACCAAGTCCCATAAAAAATCACCTCGCTCAAAAATGACCCATCATACCGGGCGTGCCAAACATGGGCATAGGCCTGATACATTTTAAATTAAACTTAACATCTAAGAGAAAATGCGGATAAGTCGGAACAGCAACGACACGACTGATAGGCGGATGGTCTTGAATAAATTGGTCAGATAAAGTGGGCAAAGAATCAAATTTTTGGCTTAAGTGCCAAACATCCAAAGTCTCTTTATAAGTGCTACGGAACTGACCAGTAATCAGAGACGGCTTATAACGATACTCAGCATAACGCTCCTGATAGCCAAAAACTTTGTCATCATCAGCAGTACCCTGAGCGTAAATCTCTTTATTAAGTACAACCTGCTCTCCAAGATGGGCAAAGGATGGCCAATAGAAGTCAAACATGTCAGAACGCGTCCACATACGATGTATGCCTTGCTGATACGTAAGGTCAGCACGAACGTTAATTAAGCCAATAACGTAACCAAATTCGCTAAAGGATTTTGTGAAAGCATGATAACGCTGACCATGAACGCCATAGGCAGCCAAGTTGCCTTGCGGACTAGTATCGTTAGTGCTAGAAGTCTGAGCAATAGGATTAATGCTCATCATAGCGCTGTGAGAGCCTAAGAACTCAGGACGCTGCAAACGTGCATCAGGATTAGTTACGCCAAAGTGAGCCTGCAATTTTTCCGTATAACGGGTACCGCCGCGCGCATCAATCTCGTAATAACGCTGGAGCATAAAGGCTTGACGCAGAGAGTTAATAGTTATAGATGTAGCAGAAGAAAGATTAGCCTGCAAACCAGTTACGGAACCGAAGGAAGCTACATTAGACTTATAAGTGACATCAGAACCATTAGTACGAGAACCAGTTGAAGAAGTTAAAGAATCAGTAACAGCAGTAGAAGGAGGAGAAGCACTAGAAGGCTGATTAGCAACAGTTTTGTAATAAGATGGAGTAAGATATGTATCCTCAGAAGAAGACCAAACGTAATGAGCACCCCCGCCATGAATATCCTGTTGACCACCAGACCATTTCAAAGTAAAAGGCTCGCCAGTCGAGACAATATCAGCAGTTTGCCCTAATGGCAAATCAACGGCTGGGCCTTTTTGCGGCCAAGGCAAGCAGGATGTGAAATAATCGTGGCGTTTACCACGCGGAGCACATTGATACCAACGAGTAACGCCGTCAGGAAAACCGTAATTAGGGTTAACAGTGCCGCTACCCATAGCTTCAACGACCGAGTTAGTATCACCTTTAGAAACTTTAACAGACTTCTGCAGATTTTCGTCACGAAACCACTCATTCCAAACGAGCCAATAAGCGCGAAATGGAAGAGCATTAACATTCATCTGAGAAACAGCAGCAGAACCGAAGCTCTTAGAACCAAGGCCAAAATAATCAAAAAGAGAAGCAGGAGTGTTACCGTCATAAGAAATTGTCGGAACAATAAAATCTGTGCTGTCCTCGGGATTTTCTTGTTCGCCACACATTCGTACCCAGTTGTCCCATACAAGACGACAAGGGACAAAGAAGAAAAATGATTCAATATACAAATTATCCATAAATGGCACTACCGGCGTAGACAAACGACAAAACTCGACCGGATTCAATGTAAAAGTATCGCCGGGCAAAACTTCATCGACAAAGTAGGGAATTAACTTACCTTCGTCAAAAGTCGTTTTATAGACGAATGAACGGTCAAATACCGAGCGCTTGATATTAGCCTGCGGCAAAAGCGCGAAATGACTTTGATTGACGCGTATATTTTTGGCCATATAAAACACCTCACTTTTAAAAATAAATAAACGGGTAAATAGCCGCAGATGCGTAACTATTTACTAGAAATCTCAACTTAATAAATTTTAATGGAAACCGTTCTATATCAACGGAGATGAGATTTTGTGTCACCTGTACCAGTTACTATCAAGTACGGTAACTGGTACAGGTGACTAGTATTTTAACCTATACTATAAAATGTTTTTAGCTAGACTAATTTAGCAAGCTTTAGGCCTTTTCACAGAGCCATACCATCGAAGAACATACCAAAGAGAGACGTTCACTAGCTAACTATTTGGTTTCGGGTTGTTGTGGTGAATTTTGGGGATTTGTGGTAGGCGGCACGTCAGGCTGATCAGATTTAGGCTTTAATCCAAGCTCTTCAAGACGGCTGATAACGCTAGGCTCAGTGCTGCCGAGAGCTTCGAGAAGAAAACGCGGGTCGTTATTAAATTCAGCGCGGACTTTGGAAGGCAATTCGCCAAATTCAGCGGTTACATTAGCGACAAGATTACAAGCGGTTTCGTAATCAGGTAGCAAAGTAGTATCGCCGTATTGTAAAGTAGCCGGGTCACGGCTTCCGATGCTGTCCACAAGTCCTGTTTGGCCAAAATTGTCGATAATGTGATGAATATCACACTCGTCCTTAAAAGTTTGGTCTGTAAGTGAGGGCGCATCAAATACAACTCCGTCCTTTGGAGGATTTTGATTGTAAAGAGTAAAAAATTTTGCCATAGGTATAACTCCTTTCTACGTGCCTTGCAGGCGGCAGACACGGCTTGTCAAACGACTGCAATAGATAGATGTGAGCGAAAGACTGGCGTAGCAGTCGTTTAAGTCGCCGCGTCGAAAACAAAAAAGGCCTCACACATAACGTGCAAAGCCTTAAATGAGTCGTGATAAACACAACTTGCCTAAATTGATTATATCACAACAAAGAAAGCAAGGCAAGTTATTTGTTCTGATTTTACGCTACTATTCAGCAGATGTCAAGAGTTCATCGGCATTGGCGAGCAAGACGGTAGGCCACTCAGGCTTAAAAGCGCAAGACTTATCATCGAATTCACCGAGATAGTAAAGTGCGAAATCCGAAGCGTAATCATGGATAATGTTAGAGCGCTCAGGACTGGACGGCTGATTAGCCATCAACTGGAACTGGCGAATCGCCATTGCATTATTAGCCTGAGTAAACGGCGGATTCATTAATTCGCCTTTCCGGTCGTAAATACAGTACATTTTCATAATAAAACCTCCTAAAAAGGCCGTCGAAGCGGCCTATAAACTATTTAACAGGAATAAGACGGTCAGCAGGATTAGAGATAAAGTAAGAATGCAAATTCATACTGTAAAGCTTATCAAATCTAGCGTAAAAATCATCAAAATCATCAGAGCGACGAGCAAAAGCAATCTCATTAATAATAGTGCGGCGATACTCCTTAGGGATAACATAGTAAAAACCGTCATACAAAAAGATAGAATAATCATAACCAGTATCCTCGCGTTTAAAGTCATTCAGAGCACGATAAGAACGCGCTTGACCATAAGAATCAAAAATCTGCCAACGCGGAACTCTATCAAGCAGATTATGAACAACCTTAAGACGTTCGGGAGAAATAGCAGAATCAAAATAATCTTTTAACATAATCATTACCTCACTTTCTGATATTATTATACCACAACTTATAACAACTGTCAACAACTTTTTGCAACTTTTTCAGCCTAAATTATCCAGTTCTCGAGTAAAACGTTCCTGCTTTTTCATCATGATTTTTTCTTTGGCTTGTAGTCTATATATATCAACGTCAGATGAAGCGTTAGCGCGTCTTTGTTCTTTATAAATTTGACACCAAACAGGATTTTTACGTTCAAAAAGTTTAAGATAATAATCAGGAATTTTAAATTTTTGCCCATTAACAACACAAAAACCTTGCGTTATAATATCCTCGCAATACT